GATAGGCCGTTCAAAGGGTCACTTCCTAAAGGGGCTTGAAGATGTATTCTCAACAAGCGGTGTGGGGCGACCTACGGCAAATGATGACTCCGCATTCATAGATTTTGAACTATGGGGGGCTGGGCTGCTAGCAGGCAAGGAACCAAAGACGAAGAAGGAATTTATCCGGGCGTTCCAAGGATTTGTCTATATATGTGCAAAGCTTAACAGCCAGACCGTAGCGTCTCAGCGATTGAGGCTGTATGTGGCAAAGAAGGAGAAAACAAAGACTTACCGTACAATCGAGACAAGACCACTGAACAGTCAATTGAAGCGCTGGATATATTCAAGACAGAATCTTGATCCGTGGCTCACAAAGGCGGCAGACGTAGAGGAGATAACAAGTCATGTATGGCTTGATCTCATGCAGCAGGTTAACCCACAGCACAACGCCAGGGATCTGAAGGAATATACAATCTTATATCAGGATTTGACAGGTGAGTGTTACTGGTGGCTGATGCCTGGTGCGTTAGGAGTGCCGGAGCAGATATGGCCTATACCGTCACAGTTCATTAATCCGGTATTCGGGAAAAGCCTGGATAAGCCGATAAAGAGCTATATATACAAGGCTGGGGCAAAAGAGGTAGAGATTCCAGAGGATCAGATAATCTTTTTTACATATCCGAACCCGAATAACGTATTTACCGGCTTTGGCTGTGTTAAGGGCGTGGCTACGGCCGTTTATATTCGAGAGCAGATGGATGATTTCGAGAAGGCATTATTTGAGAACAAGGCACGGATAGGTGGGATATTATCACCGGAAGCAGGCGTGAATATAAGCAAGGAAGATAGGACAAGGCTGGGTGAGCAGTTTATCCAGAAATATGCAAGTGCAAAAAAAGCAGGACAATTAGTTATCCCCCCCGTGGGCATGAAGCTTGAGCAAGACACAATGACTCCAGCAGAGATGAATTACCTGGAAGGCCGATCTATTAACATGGATGAGATATGCCTGGGGCTTGACATTCCTCCGGGTGCATTGACTTCCAGGGACGTCAACCTTGCCAATGCTAAGGTGGCAGATTATAGACATTCTAAGAACGGTATATTGCCAAGGTGTGAACGGTTTGCGGATAAGATAAACGAAAGACTGTTGCCTTTATATGCCGATAACATATTCTGTGCTTTTGATAATTGTGTACCGGCAGATAGGGCATTAGTGCTGAGAGAACAAACTGAGCGGGTAAAGGCTGGAATATCGACACGAGATGAGATCAGGACAGAACAGGGATTAGAGCCGATGGGCGGGCTGGCAGAAGAGTTGCTTGTGGATAATCGGTTAGTGCCTATAAATAGCTTAGGAGAGGTGGACGAGGGGGAGATAAGGGAGTTTACAGCTAAGGTGATAAAGAATGTAAAGGAGGTTTTGGGATGACTTGTATTATTGGTTTAATAGATAATGACACAATATTTATGGGCGGGGATAGATGTGAGGTTAATAGATGGAGCCAAAGAACGTTAGCGCATCCTAAAGTATTTAAATTAAATAATGAGTTTATGTTAGGTGTTTCAGGAGAAGCACGGACAGTAAGCTTGTTGAAATTTGGCTTTAAACCACCGAGGCAAAAAGAGAGGCAAGATGATCATGAGTTTATTTCAACTGATTTTGCAGAGGCAATAAGAAAGAGACTTAAAGACGGCGGGATTACTGAAATTAAAGACAATAAAGAGAAAGTAAATGCAGCTATTCTAATTGCTTATAAAGGAAAACTGTATAAAATGGATAATCTGTTTTATATTAAATTGGTTGAATCTAATTATGAGGCCACTGGCGTAAGTGAAAATTGCGCAATGGGGTCGTTATATAGTTCAAATGAGAAAGACCCATCAAAAAAAATATTACTAGCATTAAAGGCGTCTGAATATTTCCATATGGGAGTTAGGGGGCCATTTGATATTCTGTCAATGAAATTCAATGACAATGAAAAACCTAAAATGGCAAGGCCAGTTAAGAAATAAAATGATTAAACAAAACTTCCTTTCCAATGAGCTTGCTAAAAACATGGCTGATGAGATAAGTAGCGATATCATCAATAAGGAAACGGTCAACATCATGAAGCAATTATTTGTAGATGTTCTAAAAGAGACCTCAAAAGAGGACGACAAAAAGCTAGCCCATGACATTCTGTTCAATGCACTATTTAAATCCACTGCACCGTTTGAGAAGAAATTCCAAACAATGCTAAGGCGGGTATGGGACGAAGAAAAACGAATCCTGATAGCTAACATAAAGAAGATGAAAAAGGCGTGGCTTACAAAAGATAAGGTTGATGATATTTTATATCCTACGTCTATATTTGAGAAAAAGCTAGCCAGTGGGGCATCAACGATAGCTATTGAAGTTATGGAAAAAGAGGGGCCCCGAGTCGTTGAGCTCTATGATTTTGATATGATATTTGATGTGCAGAATCCAGAGGTTACAAAATGGCTGGAAAACTATATGCCTATGTTCTCAGAAAAACTTGAAGAAGTGAATGTTAAGAAGTTGAGAGCAACGCTTATTGAAGGTATAGAAGCAGGCGAGGGAGTGCCGGAGCTCACAAGGCGGGTCTACGAAACATATGATGACTGGTGATTCAGGCGAGCCGAGACTATCGCTCAGAATCAGGTTATCCGGGCATCGAATAAGGCGGCGTTGAATGTTTACAGACAGAGCGGGGTAGTTAAGAAGAAGATTTGGATAACCCATTTTGATAAAAGAACCTGTGCTCATTGCGAAATGATGGATGGCAGGATTATAGGATTAGAAGAAAACTTCTTTGATTTAGGTGATGAGTCAAAGGTAGAAGTGGAAGGTAAAGAGCAAATATTAAAAATTGATTATGAGGAGATAGATGCGCCGCCATTACATACACGTGGAAAATGTACTATAGGGGCAATTGTGGATTAATAGAAGAATGAGTAATACGATGACATTTTACACAGAGAGTAATTCCATTAGAGACTACATATCTAAGCTTGGGAAAATCTGCCCGCGGTTTAATATGATGAGCATTCAGATTGCCACCTTTATTGTCACCGCATTTTTGGCAAGTATAATTATCTCTTTCATATACAGCCTTTCTCCATTGCTGATA